AGCGTCACTCCGGTCAATAACCGGCGTGGCCCATCCCGAGTTTGATGCTGACGACTCGGGGACGTCCAGAACGACGCAGGTGGTCTGATGAGGTGGCAATCTCATCGGACTCCCTTGACTCCATAAGAGCCAAGCACTTGCGTAGAGCAGGCCAGTCATTGATTTCATTTTTCGGAATCAATGGCCGAATCATCCATCCCTTAACCATGGGGATGGAATGAATTAGCTTAGTATCCTCTCGAAGAGGACCATAGCTATGCCTGCCCAACACAGGAGACGTCTTCCCCACAACCGGAAAGTGTCCAAGTATTCGGACAATTCGATTGTCAAGAAGATCAACCGGTTCCTCATAACCAGCTTCAAAAAGTTGGTTTCTGAGTGAGACAGTTGAAATAATCTCCTGCGCGTCCTTCCGTGACGAGGGAAGAACTCGACGGACACGGACCACTGAAACGTCCGTTCCGTCATAGTACTCCTTCCCGCAAGACTCCCGGAACTTGCCATTCCAGAAAGACTTGCGATAGTTAACCTTGAGACCGAAGTACTCAAGGGAACTAATCACGGAACGCACATGTTCTTTGGGGACAATGATGTCATCCCCAAAGACACGCACCCGACCAGAATACGAGTTAAACTCGCTTCTGGTCAACCGGTGTCCTAGGTCCTGCTCGATCCCACAGAAGATAGCCACCAAGAAAGTGGCCGCTTCCATAGGAAAGCACAGGGCTGAACCCATAGACGCGAACTTTGATAGGACTCTAACAGTCCCATCAGGTAGGCGAGCTGTGGTGGACCTACAAGCCATAACAGCATCATGGAAATGACGGTGCTTGGAAAGTAGGTTGGACACAGTCTCACATGAGACACGATCGGATGCTTCACTCAAATCGAGTGTAGCAAGGTCACCTTTCGATGACCCCTGACGCGCCAAACGCTGGTTAGGCGTTTGATCGTCGAGGCCGAGCATGGAATCAAGGATGGGGGATTCCTTAATCCCATCTGCGATTAAGCGCAGAACCGCTTGCTGTGCGTACTGCATAGCAGTCGGTTCAACGGCAATAATCCTAGGCGTCTTCATCGTCTTAGGAACTGAGACCACCTTCACAGGGATCTCAGCGCCGGGTTCGAGGAAGTCGACTTGTTCCAATTGTTCCCAGTAGGACCAATTGGGAAGGACCATCTCCCCGTAAGGGAAGTAGGTCTCAAGTCGGCATGGCCATTGTGTTTGGTGATACTTCTGATTGCCTACTAGGCGATCAGCGGTAGCACCTGGTCCATGCTTTGGGATCAGATTGCCATCATAGACATCCTTGTCTACTTTAGCAAAAAGACTCCCAAAAATAAGAGTACTAAGGCGATTGAAGTTGTCATAACTCCTTTCTCCTTTCGTACTCTCGACTTCCTGCTCACACTCAAGGAACTCAGTAAAAGCGGCTCTCTCACGAGAGTCGCTACAATCGATTAGAATCTTGCTATACATCAGACTTAATTGACGTATAGCTCGAATCGCGTCGATCGCTGGGTCCTCGAGTAGGACACCAGTACCACGGTCGAAAACGAGACAAGAGAAACCCGACAGAAATGCCGGGAGCCTCCCGTTTTTCTTAAAAGAAAGAAAAACGGAGTTGTCCACATAGCCACGCTCAAGACTAAGTTCAAAGTCTTTTGCGAAGCTAGGGAGAGTTATCGTGAGAAACGATAGCCCTTCATTTTTCGACCGCACCTCGACGGTTTTAACGTCGTGGTGGGCGCTAGTGCAGCACCACGTAGCCAAGTTGTTAGCTACGCTAGTCCAGAGTACAATTAGGCTTTTCACGTAACCTCCTGATAGAGGAAAACGTCCTAAGCCAATGTCACATCCTGATCAAACGGATGCTGGAGGTTCATCTTGAAGCTGGAGGGTTAGCTTTCACCACCCAACAGCTTCTTGATGACAGCATCCGTTGACGCCGACCACGTGCCTTTGAGGCCGTTGAGAAGCGCCAGCTGATCCGTTGCCGAAAACTGCCCCCCGTTCGGGATATCGACGACCACGTACGCAGACATGCTGCGTGGTGCAGTCGTCCCCGAAATGAGGGTGGACCCGGCATTGTCGCTGTAGTCACAGCGAAGGACCCGTCGGATCCGCCTCCCGTACTGATGGGAAGCGGTAACCTTCAGGAGTGACCCCGCATTCACGGTGAGCGGTCCGGCCTGGTAGATTGCGACTGTCCCCTGCTGAGAAACACGGGGGAGAGACACAGCACCAGCGTCGAACGTTGCACCGGGAGTGAGGGTAAGTGGATCTGTGAACATTGACGTACTCCTTGTACGTTGATGGTTAGCAGTGAACCACTACCTGACTACTCTGGTGATTCCTAGAGCAGCCACTATGGCTTGCTGGATGGTAGACAATCCATCCCAGCTGACACCAAACCCGAAGGGGTTCGCCTTTATCCTCTTCTTCGTTGTAATACGAAGAGTAACAGGGGATATTGCTGGATACGGGGCAGGTATACCACTTGCCACGTCAGATTTCAGAGTTCCTGAAATCTTTTTACCAGCGGTATAAGTATCTGTGGTGGTAGTCTTCTCCATCAGATACCCGTACCGGAGAACCGTGCCGTAGGAGATGTGTGATTGCAGGTTTTTAATCAAAGCTCCTGCATCCACAAACCAATCTACGGCCCAGCTCCAGGGTGCGAGTTGCCATAACGTATTAAGGTCCGGTTCAGCTCCGAAGAGCTTAGCCGTGAGTGCCCTCCTATCTCCGATCGCGTGGGTGTCATATCCACCGGGCAGATGATAGGTGAACGCTCCACTGAACGAAATTTCTCGCTCAGTGACCCTAGTACGAATGGTCTCGAACGCTGGATGACTGATACCATAAGAGGGCGAAAAATCATTCCCAGCGACGTGATCCTCATCAGGGAAACCTTCCGCGTTAGAGCGGTAGGTTCCGAGAGGAGAATAACGATCGCTGAGAACCTCTGTGGTCTCAGTCCTTTCCTTGGGAAAGACGAACTTACGCCTCACGACGCGACCAGAATCACGTTCGAACTGGTCGACGACGCGATCGAATTTATGGACAGCCTTGAGAAAGGTGCCCATATCTCCGAGAGTCGGAGCGATGCCGAAGATGTAGTTCAAGAACTCTTCTCCAGCAGCGCCTAGAGTTGCGATTGCTCGCAACTTAGACTCCCATAGAGCCAAGCCCGGAATTCTGGGCATGTCTCTTAGGAGTTCCGCCAGGGCGGAAGCCGTTTGTGCAATCTGATTACCCGGATTACATGCGGCAATCGCTATAGCGCCTTTCACGTTCAGAGCATTCCTATCAGAGGAAAGATCTGGCGGAAAGGTCACCTTTAGCGGTTGCTTGACATGACCCGTGTAACCGGAGGATGGAGTGGCGACAGTTTCGAAGATATTGGCGATGAACAAGTTTCCGCTAGTGCGGAGCTTGTTAACAAAGCCAGGCTCAACGTAATTGACGACAGAGTATGGAAACTTTCCAGTAACCACCTCTGTCTTCTGAGTGAAGAACTCAGAGCCATGATCCTCCAACGGACGCCCTTTAGGGGGCGGCCATTGATTGCCATCCGACTCAGTAATCTGAGTCCCACCAGTAGCGAACGCGACTTTCGGCCAGTTCAAGGAATAAACCTTGGTACTGACGTTCTGTCGCTCTTCTTGAATGAAGATATTGGGTCCAGGCACAGTACGTGCTCGGACCCGTCCGCTGCTGATGAACAAGGATGCTCCTTCGAGTAAGTTGTTGTTATTTCTAACAACAACGGTTATGGTGGTGCACTGCAAGCCCCCTGCACCTCTGCAGGG